AAACGTAGCTTTGAAGTACCACGAAAATAGGAGGTTACAAGCGCCTTAACTGCATCTGCCCAACCCTCAATAGAGTCTGAAACTAGATACCGATATGTACGCTTACCGTTTGGCTTATTGATTTCTGGAAGTTGCTCTACATGGTGTGTCTGAACTGAATATCCGACACCGGTTCCCCCCAATAGAAGAAACATAGCCTCCCCGAATGCCCGAACGTCATCGATAGGCATATAAGCACAGTTGAAAATACGGTTTGGAGCGACCTCTATGGGCTTACCGCCGAACTGCATAGACCTCATTGAAGGTAGAACCTTCTTGTTATAAACATATTCATAAGCCGCTTCAATCTCGTCCCTAAGATGTGGGTACTTCTTGATATGCATAGCTTTATTGCGGTCCACTAATTCTTTAAATGTCTCACGACGGTACTTGTCTGATAAATATCTCGCGTACTTCATGTGTACTGTGATATCTGACAAGATTTCTGATGCCAACTCCATTATTTAGCTCCCTTTTCCTTTTGATTCTTTCTAAATTTCTTGTATTTCTCTTTCAATATTTCACTTTGGTCCTTCGCGGAAATAACTGCTGGCTCTGTGCCGGTTGGTGACAAAACGTTGATTTGAACGTTTGCCGTTTGCATTGAAATTGGAAACACTAGGCCATCCGGCCCGTTCCTGTTCTTAGCGACGAAAACTCTACCGGTATTTGCTTGCTTGTCCTCAACGGTCCTTGATAGTGAAAAAATAAAGTCTGAAACAAAGCACTTGTTAAACGCCTCGGAGATTGACTCCAAAGTAATAACTTCAGCATTGAGCCCAGACCTATTAGTTTGAGATGCGGTCCAAAGGCAACATTCAAATTCCTTTGCCAGTCCCCTCATCTCTTCATAAATAGATTCCAGTTCATGTCTTTTCTCATTTTTACCAGAAATAGGCCGCAACAAATCGCCATAGTCCACGATGACCATATCAGGATTAATATCCCGCATTTTTAGCTTTTCTAGGTGCGTCCTTAGACTACGAGTAGAGGCGGACTTAGTGGGGTATTCCTTGACAATCAGAACCCCTTCAATATCCTGAACCTGCTCATAAATCTCTTCTTTAAATGAGTGCATATTACTGAGTGGAATCTTAGTAATGCACGAGTCATAACGACCCGCAACGACGGTATCTGCCAACTCAAGAGTATAGTGAACAACAGTTTTACCTTGCTTTAGGGCCTCTGCCCCCAAGTGAACTAGAACCATTGATTTACCTGCCCCCGTTGGCGCAATCACGACGCCCAACTCGCCCTTGCCGAGCCCACCCTTACATAGTCCGTCGATTTCGCTCCAGCCTGTTGTAATTGGATTTCTTGCTTTGATTTCAAACCTTTTTTCAAAGTCCTTGACGTAATCATAGCCGTGGTCCGAGTGGTCACCAAGTTTAATGGCATCATTAATAATCTTCGCAATTTCATCAAAAGACGACTTTTCAAGCAGAGGAACAGACCGGATCATTGCTTCTTTTAGCTTTTGCTTACGACAAAAGTCAAGCGCTGTGGTCTTGATGTACTCTGAACCCGAAACTTGCGAATCATGAATCCGAGCAAAATAGTTGCGCAACTGCTGCTGTGTCGCAGCGTTCTCGCCTTCGATTTCAGCCCGGACAATCGAAATCATAATCTTGTATGATGGGTGAACGTTGTACTTTTCGCGGTATTCAAAAATCTTTTGAACGAACACACGAAGGTAGTGAAGCTCTAGAAACCCAATGTCTAGAACTTCCATGATTTGGTCCGCGAAAGGGCGGTCCTGTAATATCATTTGGCACAATGACTCTTGAAAGTCCTTACCAAATTTTCTAAAGCTCGGTGCGTCTTTGCCCAAGTGTATCCCCCGTGTGTTTAATATAGCCTATATAGACCCTTGTGTCAAGCGATTAGCTTATTTTTCTCAACCATGCCTCGTAGCTTTGCCGTAATCTCGGACCAATCATAGGAACCGAAGCCATGCTCCACAGAGGCGCGCTTGAGGCCGGTTGCGTTGAGTTCAAACTCAAAATTGTCAAGCGCGTAATTAATCTTTTGGCGGCCTTGCACCGAAATGCTTGGAGGAGTAAGATTCATTACCTTGTAGTTTGTCTCAACAGTATCCCAGCCTTCAACAATCCGCTCAAAAAACTTAAGTTTGCTGTCTGTGTTGGCGCAATGGTCGTAAACTGTGTCAAGCGTATGCATCTTGTCTTCGCACAGGAATGACAAACGCTTAGAAATCGTCTTAAGACCCGCGCCTTGGATGCCTGCTAGATTATCAGACTTGTCGCCCGCAATAGCACGAGCGATAACAAAGTTTTCTGGTGCAATGCCGTACTCATCAATCACAGTCTGCTTTGTCCAAGCCTTCTTCTGGATGGGACGGTAAAGAACTGTCTCTCCGTCAAGAAGCTGAAGAAAGTCCTTATCGGAAGATACGATGACCTTTTGCCATCCCTTGTACTTCGGTGAGCCAACCACCATAGAAATAATATCATCTGCCTCAACCCTATCTAGGACCAGTTGCATAACTGGCATTTCGTTTAGCATCTCCATGAGGATTTGCTGTTGCCAGACCATATTCTCCTTTTGAGACTGCTCTGACATGCCTTCTACCTCGTAGTTCTTACGGATAGGCTTACGACCCTGCTTGTATTCCTTGACGGTCTGACGGCGCTTCTGTGAGCCTCCAGAGCCATCCCAACAAATAATAACTTGGTCTGGACTAGCCTCCCGCATCAACTTCTTGAGCGAGTTAAGAAAACCAACGGCGCCCCCAATTGGATTTCCGTTGGTCGAAATCATCGGATTTACAATGTAATTCCTGATGAACATATTAAGTGCATCGATAACCATTACGCGGTTCATGTTTCCCCCTGTCTATACTTTATAACATCCCATCGTCTCGTCGTCAATAGAGTAGAAGACCCTTTTGACACCAACGTGACGAAGTAGCTCTTGGCACATTTCACATGGCTTAGACATGAGAAGTGAACCCTTTTTACTGATTCTAACGACATACACGTCGGAACCTGTTGTTTTGTCTCGGGCAACCCCAAGAACAGCCCCAAGTTCAGCATGATGTGTGGCATGGCCACACCCGTGAGACCTGAAGCGTTGAGCCCATCTTTGAACTTTATTCTGGTTTGCTGACCAATTAAGGACGCTACCGCCCTTTACTAGCACTGCGCCATGACGGTGCAGAGAGTAGCTAGAAGATTCAGCAAGCTTTTTTGCCAAATCGACATAGCGACGATGCCTTCCAGTTATCTTCATAAGAATGCCCCCAACACACTTAATATAGCATGTTGGGGGCTACCTGTCAAGCAAAATCTTTTCCTACTCTTCGCCGTCGATGTCGTAAAACTCCTTAGCGTCCGCTTCCTTCTTTTCAAACTTAAGAATGACTTCCTGCTCCATGAGTTCAATAACTCGATGTCTAAACTTTTCGTTTTGCAGCTTTTTCATCCAAGTTGCCGACTGGAACTTTTCGGAAGTTCCGTCCGCATAGTGAAGCGTAAACCAAGCGCCTGCGTTCGTGAGGTGATTAGAGCCCTTAATCGCCTCAAGCCATGATTCCTCATCTTGAATCTTGACATCTTCACCTGCCCATACAATCTTGAAAGTACACTCTCGGGCATCAGAGCCAAATCGTGACTTCTTAATCTTGGCCTTGACTTCTGTACCAACACGGAAGCCCTTATCATCATAGATGAAGCTGGACTTACCTCGTCGGGCAGTTAGCCAAATACGAAGAGAATAAGCGTAGATTGCGGCCTTTCCACCGGGGGTGAAATAAGGTTCTAGGCGTGCTTCTGCAATATTGCTTGTGATGTTAGTCTTCAACTGGTTTAGAATAAGCAAGGTAGACTGCGAATTTGCAATCGGTACCGTTAGCTTAGCAAAACCCTTTGAAAGAATACGAGGCTTGACTGCCATACTGGATAGAGGGTTGAAATCGCCCTCGATATCCGAGACGGCGGGTGTCATTGCTAACGAGTCCCAAATAAATAACATTCGGTTTTCGTTGCCTGCTAGTAATTCTTCCATAGTCTCTAAAACAAACTCAACTGACTGAGCCTGAATATAAAGTAAGTTCTCGACATCACAACCGGCATTAGCCAAGAAGTCGGGGTCAATGGCAGACTCTGAATCAAAGTATACCACGTCAATCCCCATCTTCTGGGCGTTGCCTGCAATTTGGGCCGCCATATATGACTTACCCGAAGCAGAAAGGCCAGCAATCTCGCTAATCTTGCCCACTGGAATTCCAGCGTACTTTCCTCGACAAATAATAGAGTTTAGCCACCGTGAGCCGGTTGGAATCCACTCTTTAACTTCGGTAGGGTTTGAGCCACCTAAGTCATGAGCAACCGTAATACCAGCCCTCTTATTAACAATCTTTCTCATATCGGCAATGGAAAGCTTTCCTGCCTTTTGTTTCTTTGCTCTGGCCATTATCGGTCAACCGTTAGGTAGCCATTCGGAGTCTGCACCGATGCCTTCCAGCCCGGGAGAGGATATAACTCTTCCTTAAGCTCCGATAGAGGGACTGCAAACTCTGCTGAAAGCTCGGTGTATCCGCGCTTGTGGTCGTACTTCTCTGTGGAGTGCTCAAACCAACAATAGTTCCAGTGATTTTCCTCAATAACCTCAGCCACAAACTCAACAAATGACTCGTCGCCTCGCTCATACTCGTCAAGAAGCTCTTCCTCTCGCATTTCATCAAGAATCTCGTTACCGTTCTTATATAAAATACCCTCGGCAACGGCCTCTGCAAGTGTGGTTGCAAAGCCAGTCTGGCTCATTGCGGTTTCGATATGCGTCTCGTTGAAGTGGAAAACGTCACAACCGTCTTCATAACTAAAAGTTACCGTTGTGTCGTCCTCAACACCTAGAGACTTAATCTTCTTATATAAGCTCATCTCTTACTCCTTGTAGTAGTTTGCAAAGCCCATGAATGTTGGAGCCCATAACCCAACAAAAAGAGCAAGTCGTTCAACGTGCGCAGGGTTTGCGCCTGTTGCATTCCAAATCACAATTGAACCTGCAATTGACAGGATGGTTGCTGCAAGAAAACCATTTGAAACTCTGCTGTTCTTTTCTAGAAACTTCATTTTTCCTCCGATTAGTTAAAACGGGGCATCTGTAAACCCATGCCCCCCTGCGGTCGGGGGAACTAGTGTTCGTTATTCTCGACTTCTTCCTCGATATTTGCCTCGGGGTCGCCAATCACGACAACCTCTTCAATATCGTTCTCATCGATGGTGGTAACAGCCTCAACTGTCTTAGCAGTCTCATTCCCCGCAGAATTGACTACCGTATCACCGTTATTGTTCGCTACAAAAGCAACAATCGCTACCAAGAGGGCTACAGTGCCCAAGATCATAGCAAACGTGTCGTTGTTGTTAAATACTGACATTAGTTATTTTTTTCCTTTAAGTAAAATAAGACATCTTTAACCCCATGCCTTCCTGCGGGTCGAACATCAGCTACCAGTGGTGCCAGTACCAGTTCCGGTCGTGCCGGTTCCAGTGCCAGTGCCAGTCGTAGCACCCGTGTCTCCCGTGTCTCCCGTCTCGCCCGTGGTGGGCGTGGAGGGGGTCGTAGGGGTCGTGGGCGTGGTGACCGGGGTAGTGGTCTCCTCTGTTGTGGTGGTAGCCTCAGCAGTATCGCCAGTGTCGTCCTTCTCATCGCTACAAGCGGTGAAGAGCACAGCGGCGCTGATGATAGCGGCACCAACCGCCATCCCATATAGGCGGTCTCGGTTAATGAAACTGAACATAATTATTTCTCCTTCTATGCGTTCATCAATTGATTGAAAGCGTTGTCAACGCTAGTGGTAGAGCCATTGTTGTCGTACTTAACAACGTCGTCTCCGGCAGAATCCTCTCCTGCGAGCCATTCGTCAAGCATAACCTGAATCTCCTGCGGGGTCTTCCGCGTAAACAGGGTATCAAACTCTGGAATGTTCTCTAGAAGCTCGGCACAACGGTCCGGGCCTCCAACTGCATCATCACAAAGTGGGCTTGAACGACGACGAGGTGTAATAGTCGTCTGCGGGAACTGGGCTCCCGGCGGCTTACCGTACTTGATTACAAGGTCAGTACCATCCTCGACATCGGTGATATCACCATACTCGGGGTTGAGAACAAGGTTTAGAAGCTCCTGATAAGCCATCTTACCAAAGCCCCAGATACGGACTCCCTTCTCTTCCTCACCGCGAACTAACACGGGAGCGAAGAAGCGCTGGCGAGCCATAAGCTCCTTTGCCTGCTTAATAGAGTCGTCAGTACCCTCGTTGAACAACTGGCGAACGAAATCGTTCAGCGGGTCATCAACACCGAAGTTACGCTTCGGTGAGAGGAAACCGGGGTTCTTACCCAAGTTATAGTGGAACCAATACTCCTTGAAGGGGTCACCATCAGGGGTAGGAACGATACGAACAGTCTGCTCTCCGTCCTGTGGACGCCAGAAGGCAGAATCTTCCTTCTTTCCTCGGTTCTCAAGTGCCGATAGCTTGGCACGCATTTTCTCAAGATCAATAGCCATTTTATTTCTCCTTGTTAAAGTCAGAGCGGCAAATATCCCGTCTCTGCTAGCTTTGAATGTTAGGACTATGTGCTAAAACATAACCATAGTCGTTGTTGTAGTTGGTAGGAAAAACTCCAAACGAAACATCCACAGTCTCGTCATTTGTCTTTCCCTTCATTTGCGTAACGATGTTCTTATGAAGACCACCGTCTTCACGCAACCTTTTCTCCCCAACACAATAAATATAGCACGTCTCGCGCTTCGTGTCAAGCGAAAAGAACAACTTTTCTTCATCTTTTTCCATATCGTAGATTCCAACTGTAGAAATACGACGAGAACCCACTGGAGTTCTAAGTCCGCCCATCACGGGGTCTGCATTTCTAAAAACGTTAATCATGTGCATGGTAGATACAATAAAGTCGTTAAGTTTATCGAAATATCCCATAATCGGCACTTCGCCGAGGATGCTTTCGACCTGCGGATTTGAGATTAGGTAAATCCGCTCAATTGCCCCTGAACGGGCGTAGTTTTGAAGCACGTTATAAGTTACCTTTTCGTGCATCTTGCGCTTCTCACTAAGAAGCGACTTGTCGGGTGCGATATAAAGAATACTAATATCGCACTTGTCGCTGAT